CCAAGCACAGAGAGATGGAATGCGAATGTTATCAAAGTCATATCCATTTTCAACCAAACATTCATAAACTATTCCATTATAATATACTAAATCTTCTGGGTAGTATGTTTTGAACTGTGAATATAGATCAACGTTAACTTCCTCTTGAACTTCTAAAGATTCCTTCCAGTAAATTTTATCACAAGGTACTTTATAAGCATTGATCGCCCTGATCACTTTGTATATTTCATTTTCATATACTATATAAGCACCAACCGGGTAGTTTATTTTACGATCATAATCCTTGATCGCTTTTCCCTTCATAAACTCATGCTCAATCTCATAATTCTCAATAAGATTCTCTAATATTGACATTTCTGCAGACTGTTCGGCCTGGACATATTTATGTTCATTACCAGGCTTAATAGTTTGTTCTAGTGCTTCCTTAGTGATAATCTCAAGATAATCACTATCTAATAAAAATCGATTGTTTTTCATTAATATGTAAATTGTGGTTGAATTATTGTTGTTGTTAATAATGGACCTGTCTGTCCGCCTCTTTGATATTTAATCCAGCTTTTTGAGAGAAGTGTACATAAGATATAGTCAAGACAGTCGCTGTTGTGTCCGAATTTCTCATATCTCACCTTAGTTACAGGATCAGTCACTTTTTGTTTATTCTTAGTACCATCTTCATTTCTTAATTGATATACTAGGTCTTCTGTAAGTTTTCTGCATCTAAGATCAATGTAAATATTCCACCCGTCAAGACCATCGAATAGTTCATTGATCCAATCAATTCGATTTTTTTGAGGAGGTTGTTTGGATAGAATATTTTGTTTTGGTCTTAATATAGTTTGGTCAAGATTAGCCTGGATGATAGTAAAATTATTAACCCCATCTTCTGTTTGTGTACTTCTAGCTAAACCTGCAGGGTCCCCAGTGAGAATTACTCCTCCAATATGTTTTTGTTCCAATAGTTTCCCTTTTATATATTGTGCGAACTTTGGTGTATTATTAAGTTTCTCTTTTGGTTTTCCTAGAAACTCTTCTAAAAAATAGACATTCTTATTTTCCCAATCTATCTGAACGGCTTCACATGACATATGTGGAAAGACATTAAAGTCAAAGCCTAAGATCAATGGCTTCATTGGGTCATAAACACTTTCTTTTAGATTTGTAACAAGATGCTTATCTCCGGAAAAACCTTTATATAAGGTCATTGCATTAGCTTCGATAAAATCCCAGTTACCATAAAGAAGTCGTTCTCTGGTGGCATTATCTTTGATTTTATTGAGCGATGATTCATAAATTTGTCGGAACTGTTCATCTGGATTATCGAATATAGAGAATCTAATAAATACTTCGCCATCTCTACATTCGACAGGATTTCCTTCTTCATCTTGAACAAATCTATCACGAAGCCAACATGCTGCCGGGTTACATGAAAGAAACATTTTGGGAGTCTTGAATGTCTCTGATGTTTTCCAACGTATACGAGAGAACATTACGTCTGCTGCACGTTCGGATATTTCAGATGCTTCATCAACAAACACGATAGTTGCTTCCATTGAACCAAAACGTGAAAAATCTAAGTCAGCTGGAAGGTCGGCCATTTCTTTCATCATGATAACAGATTCATTCCAGAATGTAATTGTACCTTCAATATTATTAATACAGAAATTCTCATCTTCCTTCAATCCCCATTCTTTCATTACTTTCTTAATTGTAATAAAAGTAGATTCTTTCAAAGACTTGATAGTTTTACGAGCAACTACTGCACGAATATTGGGAAATCTCATACAACTACTCACAAGCCAAGCACTTCCTACATATGAATTGTGTGTTACGAGGAAATCATCGGTGATATAAAGTTGTTCTTCGCTATCTAAAGTAATACATCGGCACTCTACTGGTTCATCTAGTTCTTCAATTGATCTGATATATCTTTTATGGACCGGTATTTGGGGACCATGTTTAAGAATATTGGATCTTGGATCGAATGAAAATCTGATATAGTACTTGATGACTTTTGTTTTCTTCTTGATTGGTTTGATACATGCTATTGCACCAAGGCTCCGAAGAATGTAAGCCAATTTATTAGCAAATTCTTCAGATCGACTTATAAATTCATACTCACCATTAGTAGTATAGCTTGCTTCATATAACAGCCCTCTAACAAAATCTTTTCTATCTTGCAGACAAGATTGTACTAATTCGTCAGGTATAGTTTTATGATATGCATTTAGAAATCGATAATGATTTGACATAATACATTTCATATATCCTCCCCAGGAAAAAGCAGATAAGGAACTGATAAACTTATTTCCAAATTCTTGTTCTTCTACTGATTGAACATATGCTAACTTCCCTTGTGATAAAAATTTCTTAAGAGTTTTAGTATCAACTATCTTGTATGTAAATTTTCCCTGAACAAAAGCACCACCTCTTGTTTTGAAATAAACTCCCCACAAATGATCATCTGTACATTCTGTAACACATCCATCACTTGTGGTAATTCTGTTGATTTTCTTTATCCCTTGTTTATGTATAGCTATTACATTAGCAGTTTTACCATCAGGTGTAGAAACAATTGTTCCAATTTTAGTATCTCCCATAGTAATCCATCCAGTAGGAGTAAGGATTTTTGAAGTTAATGGTTGAGCCTTACCTCCTCCAGCAGCTCCACCACCTAAAATCATCTGAGGAATATTTCTGTTTCCACAAGATGAACATTCGGGCACATACTTTTTATTTCCATGTTCATCAGTTCCAATATATGCATTTTTAATTTCTCCACCACAAAGATGACATTCTGGTTGTAATGCTTTCCATAGAGTAAATTGCTTTTCCGAAGGTGCAAATTCTATATGAAGTTCTTTGGGCGGAACTAAGGTTTTGTATCCCATTTATTTTTATGTTTTGGTTTTTATAAAGAATAGGTATATAAACAAAAAAGGGGGTTGAACACCCCCTAATTTTAAATCATCATACCTTCGTATTTCTTGATCTGTGCTTGAATTGAATCGTCAATATCAAGTAGTTTATTGTTTTCTGTAGTTAACTTTGAAATTTGTTTACTATTCTTGGCTTTAGCGGTAAGGACTTTTGTTCTAATCTTCTCTAAACGTTTGATCAACTTAGTGAAGATACTATTTACTGAGTTGAGTTCTGAAGTATAAATACTAGACTCTTGTTTCCAAAACATTGCTTTTTCTAACATACTACTTTTTTATTTTTTTATTTCTATGAATTCTGAATAATTTAGTTTTACATATGGATTGTCGCTTAATACAACCTGGTTAACTCCTTTTACTCCCCATCTAAGCCACAAGAATTTATATTTGTACACCAAGTAAAAATATTGTTTTAGTTTAACCTGGAGGCTTAAATCAGCTAATATAGAATCATTAGTAATAACCCCTCTAAACATTCTATATTCATTTGATAAATCGAATGTCTTAACTAATAGGGGAGTGTTATCCTTAATTATGGTACTATCTTTTACTGGAGTTTTAATCGGGACTTCAATTGAAATGTCGTGTTTCATTGAGGCTTTGATTTGTTTAAGTTTTAACCCCAAATCTTTAATCGTTTTTATGTCATCATCTCTATACTTTTTGTACTCAGCTAAAGTTAGTTGTAGCCTGGATGATTCTATCACTTGCCTGGTTGAGTCTAATTTATATTGGTGTATATTTGATAAAAGAGCTTCTGTGTTTTCTTTATATTTATCTCTTGACTCAACAAGTTTCTTTCTATCAGCTAATAACAAACCACATACTAGTACACTTAGAACTGAACAGATTATGAGGTATTTATTCATCAGGATTTACAATGCACCAATCTTCACTTAACATATCAGTCTGAGAAGCTAACCATCCATTACATATAGATCCATCTGCACATTTCATACAGATATATGCTCCGAATTTTACTTCAGTGGTGTTAGGGTTTACAAGAACTTTCGTTTTAAACGAATCAGGAAGAGACTTTGCTCTTACAATTACATCAAGCGGTAAAGTGTCTTC